GTGATGTTTCTTTACGAGTATTATTAATTCTTTGGTTGATGCCCATATTGATTTTTTCAGCCAACACACCTGCGGTATGTTGTTTACCACCTTTACCTTCCCAAGTCATTTTACATGGTACAGAACCAACTGAATCCCAGAAGAAACAAACGTCATACGGTAATTCACCTTTATCTTGTTTGTCCATGATTTCGTTGATGTAATCTGTAACTTGTTCAATATAGTTGAAATCGTCACGATACAAGAAAAGCCCTTGCCATTCACCCTCGTCATCTTTATAGATGTCCATTCCCATTAATTGACAATGCTCAAAACTCCATTTTTTCTCGGTAACCAAAAATACTGGTAAAATACCACGTCTTTGGGCGTCAACCGCTGATGAAATTAATGCGCTAGTTTTACCAGTGTTTGTATGACCTAGCAACATATTTATGTGACCCATGCAAGGGCCTGGAACACCAGATGCCTCTAAAAACGCCTCACCACAATTTAAGAATAAATCGGGTTTGTATTTTGTTGTTGTGCTCATTTTCTTCTTGAAATCATCAAAAGAAAATTCTTTTTTCTTAACTGCCATTGTATATAATATGTTTGTTTTTAATTAAAAAATAAGAGCATGGACACCAACTAAGACAATATGCCCAAGTATCTGTCCATGCTCAATATGTTATTTTTAGAACGGTAAATCGTCAACGTTAAGTGTAACGGGCTCAGAACCACTTTCTTGAGTGTCATCAGAATTTGTTGGCTCTGGGGCTGAATAACCACTTTGTGCTGGTGGTGTTGGTGTGCTATAAGCGCCAGCGCCCATATCATCAACTTTAGCTACAAATTGCTTAGATTCGCTATCCCAAATAGGTTCGCCACCTTGTGCAACAATACGCAAGAACTCAACTGGTTTTTTCTTCCAAACGTCTCTCCATGTCATTTCGTTTGACAACCATTCGGTAGCTTGTTCAGCATCCGCACTCAATGGAGTTGGGTCTTCAAGCATAATTTGAGAAACTTTTGTGTAATTTTTAACCGTATCACGTACAACGCTAATAACGATATCACGACCTAAATCATCTGGACGGTAAAAAGCACCAGAACCAGGGTTTTTGTCATTTAATCGGTTCATCAATGGAACTAATTTATCCATGATACCAGAACCATCTTTTACTTTAGGAAATCTCCAGAATTTAACACCCTCATGCTCTTTACCACGTTCGATACCTTTTACAATGTAAAATTCACGTGATTTGTAAGGCATTGCGATTTTTCTGTCTTCATCATCGCCAGTGTTCATGTAAATCTTGTACATGTCATTTAGAGGTGACTCTTCACCATCTTGTGATGGGTCGTACAATTTACTCCAATTTTTACCAACTTTAAGATTGTGGAATTTTCCAATCTCATACCATTTCCCATTTTGGTCTAACGGTAAAACCCTAAATACTCTTGCGCCAGAAGTGACTTTTTCGGGCAGAGCTAAAGTGAAATACTTACTAAGATCCACTTCTTTTCGCTCCGAACCTTGTCTAACGGTCTTTGCTTTTTCGTAATCTGCCAGTGTGTTTTGAACGGCTTGATTCCAATCGATGTTTTTGTAATCCATAAAATTTATTTTTAAGTTTATGGTACAATATTACGAAAGGTTTTCTAAAAAGTCAAGTGCCGAGTAAAAAAAATTAAAAAATACTTTTGTAACGTTTAACACCAAACGCCAGCAAACCTTTTGTAACTGAACCCATTCCGCTATCTGTAACGGCAGTCAATGTGATTTTTTGGATTGGGCATTCAAACATACCAATCATCGATAATTCGATACCTGGTACACCGTTTAATGTTATTGTTATAGTATCATTTGTGTTACCTAATGTTAAAAAACCGTAATAAGATATGGTATATCCAGTCGTATCAATAGACTCAATACTATCACCAATGGTTGCCAATTTGGTTGTTACTAATTCTTGTTGTTTACCTGCGCTAATCATTTTATCTATTCATTAATTGATTTGGTTGTGGTGCATAAAAGCTATCTCTAACCGCACCATCATTATAATCAGCCATTAAATTGTCTAACATTGACATTTTGTTTGGTTGATTTTCTAAGTCTGTTTGTGTTTTAACACCTTCACCGTTATTATACTGGTCAATACTTACATTAAATGGGTATGAATCCTTAGCTAGCGCTTTTCTTCTTTCAGCTTCTGTTGGTGGTCTCATTAATTCAACTTGTTTTGCTAACATTTCCATTTTGCCAATAAGTTCGTCCATTTTACTCACATTATTGGTTAAATTGTCAACTTTACTCATAATACTATCCATTTTAGATAGATTACCCTCAATTGAACTTATCTTACCTTTGATCTCATTTGTATCATTAACCAAATCTGTTACATCGATTTCGGTAACGTCTTCATCGGTAGCTACATCCTCAGTTCCATCTGTTGCTGGGGCTTCCGTACCCATATCTTGAGTGTTTAAATCCTCAGTACCATCAGTAACTTCAGTTCCATCTGTTGCTGGAGCCTCCGTACCGTCAATAGCAGCATCAGCTGGTGGTGCATCATCAACTGGTGCATCCTGAGCTGGAACTTCTTCCTCAGCTTCATTATAAAATCTATAAGCACCCTCAGATAAAGACATCTTATCTTGGTAAGCTATAATCGTATTGAAACGTTTAATTTCGTTTTCTAATATTTTATTTAATTTACTCATCTCAAAAATGTTCTATTTGAATTGCTTATTGGTGATTCCTCTCTTAACAGTTCTCTACCGTCTTCAAGTACTAATTTTTTTTCAATTAATTTTCTTTCGATTAGACCATCAGCTGTTTTAACATAGCAAATACCTGTTTTTAAATCACATACCTCTTCACCAACCTTAGGTTCCTCATTTAAAAATTCGTCTATTTTTTTGTTTAAATTATTCATAAAATAGTTTTCTTATAAATATCTAGGTTTTTAATAAAGTTAAGCAAAACTTTTTAATTTTGAGTCCATTGAGTTATACAGTGTGTCACCTTTTGCTGGATGAACTGTGCATAACGAAACATTACCAATAACGGTAAATCCAGCGTTTTTATATACATTAATGTAGTTATTTATTTTATTTTGCCAATAACTTGCTGTATTTGTTGTTGTTACGGATAAATTACCCCAACCATAATTACCATTACAAATATAATAACTTGCTTTAGGGAATATTTTCTTAATTAAGTCAATACATTCCTTTTCTTTTGATGAACTACTACTTAAGTTCCACAAATCATTAGCTCCGATTGATAAAATCAATGTTTTCACATCTGGGAATGTTGTGTTTGTTGCTTTTAATAGATTTATTATTGATTTACCGCCATTATTTGCGCCACCATCAAGGCTTAAATGTTTACCAACCTGATCTAATTCTTGTGGGCTACTAATACGTTTAATATTACTATATCCAGCGATTATACCAGTTGCTAATGAATCACCAATTGCCACTATTTTAGATGCTGTTGATTGATTTGACGATGCTGCAATATTACCACCATCACCCCAATATAATGAATCGCCCTGTGTATTAAACCTATTAAAGAAATCATTAGCATATTCACTTCTTTGGTATGGGTGGTATTTATTTGTTTTATATTCCTCTACCCCACCAATACAACCAGCACAAACCTCAACTGTTTTAGCGAAATAATAAGCGGCCATCCAAGCGCTTGATTCAGATCCAGTTTCCTTGACATATTTTTTATAAGATGAATATTTGTTTAATAAATAATCCATCTGCTCCTCAACAGTTGTTCCAATTGTTTTATAAACAACATTAACATCTTTAGTTCCACCAGCTGGCGTGTATCTAGCGTTCCACTGTATTAAACCAACAGAGTAATAACCATTTAAATCAGCAAATGGTTTAACTGTTGGGTTGAAACCACTTTCTTTTTGAATATTACCCATAACACCAGCAGCTTGAGCTTTAGTTAAGCCTGAATTTTTTAAAATGTTTTTAATTTTAACCTGATTCTGAGCCATCTCCTCATTACTGATTTTAGTTGACTTAGTATCGTTAGATGCTGTTGTTGTGCTATCTTCGGCTGGTTGATATTTTAATACTCCACGATATATCTTTACACCTCCACCAGTACTTTGGTCAATATCAATGGTATAATCATCATTTAATTGTAACGAATCACCACCGACAGTCTGGCTTACGTTACCACCTATGGTTCTGGCCTTTTTTTGTTCATCAATACTAACCACAACATCACAATGACAATGTGTATCGCTTTTAAAATCCTCCCATTTAGTATTAATACCAGCACCGTTTGAATAGCAAACAATATCCCCAACGTCAACTTTTGCGTCTTTTGTTAAAGCATCATAACCATACCATGGGTATGTTCCACCAGAATTTTTGTTATCTCTAGATTTTACAATATATGTCGCATGCATAGCTGAATATGGGAATTCGGATGCGCCAGAATTTTTAACAACATATGATATAAACGCTGCTGACCAAGCAACACCACAACCACCCTTTTTTTCAAGTGTTGTGCCAACAGCTTCCCAATAAGAGTTTAAATAGGTTTTTACCGATTCTTCACATTCTTTCCTTAATGTACCGCTACTATCACGCCATTTAGCTTGTTCAGCCTCAGCCACACGTTTCATATTACCCAATAATGTAACTCTTTTTTCCCCAGCGCCATTTTCACCAGATTGTGACACTAAAACATCCGCTGACGTTGATGTTTCTAAATCAATATATTTTTTTGCTTGAGAGCTAAGTGTTATTTTGTTTAAGAATTTAAAGAAAGCAACATTGTCAGTTGTGTCACCAGTACCATAACCATAGGCACCCAAATATTTTACCTTTACTGGTTCTGCGGTTGATTTGCTAACTTCTTTGTTTTCTTTTTCATATTCTTCGTTAACTGTACTGTAAAAACTTTTAACATCATTATTAACAAATTTTTGAAAGTTTTCTTTACTACCAGCATCGGTAGTTGCGTCAAAATCATACCAATACTTTGAACCGTTAAAACTAAGACCAACATCATCACCAGCAGCGCCTTCCCATTCAATATCTTGTACTGTTTTGTACATTTTTATACCACTAAAGATTGCAACTTGGTAATTATTACCCTTTTTAGCCTCTTTAACTTTATTTCTTATCTTTATAAATCTCTCTGAATTTGAATCATTACCAACACCAAATAAATAAGTTGCTAATTTATCATCATTAAAAGTA